GTTCTTCAGGAACCACAGTTATTGACAGATATGTTACATATAACTATGAAGAAAATCTTTGGATGATTGGAGAACTTTCTAGAACTTCTTGGTTAGACGAAGGAATTTTTGCTGAACCTAAAGCAACTTCTACAGATGTTGATTATGTTGGTTATTGTTATAATCATGAATCAGGTGTAGATGATGATGGAACAGCTATGACTAACGTGTTTATAGAATCAAGTGATTTTGATTTAGGAGAAGGTGAAGATTTTCAATCAATAAGTAAAATAATACCTGATATAGAATTTATTGGAAATGCTGAAACAGGGGCTAATGGTCAAACCTTAGACCTTGTTTTAAAAAGAAGAAACTTTCCTGGAGAAGAACTAACAACAGCAGTAACAAGTTCGTGTACTTCAGTAACAACTAAAATAGATACAAGAGTAAGAGGAAGACAAGCTGTTTTAAGAATACAGTCTAATGATACAGATACTACAGCTATAGGTATGAGTTTTAGAGCAGGAGCAACTCGTATAACGGTACAACCTGACGGTAAAAGATAATGGGTAAATTACTAGAAACTAAATTACCTGTTGCTATAGGACCTCTTTCACCAGAACTTTTTAACAGATTAGTTAGAGTATTAGAATTAAGTTTAAATAAAGTTAATATTGGTTCAACTGTAAACGTTAATGAAACTGAAAGGAACCTTAATCAATTTAATACTGGCGATATTATTTGGAATTTAGCAACTCAACAATTACAACTTTGGACAGGAACAAAATGGGTAGATATTTATTCAGGAACAGAAAAAGGAGTTCAGGGAACTATGTCTCTTGGACAAATAAGTGTATCAACTGGTGGAGATACAACAATAGAAATATTATAAAAGGGGATATTATGGATATGACTAAATTACAAGACGAATTAACTTTTGATGAAGGATGTATTGATAAAATATACTTAGACCATTTAGGGTACCCGACTTTTGGTATAGGGCATTTAATATTAGAAACAGACCCTGAACATGGACAAGTAGTAGATACTCCTGTTTCTAAAGAAAGAATTACAGAATGTTTTGAAAAAGATATTCAAAACGTTATTGATGATTTAGATAGAAATATGGAATGGTGGAAAGATTTACCTGAAGATTTACAAAGAGTTATGGCTAATATGTGTTTTAATTTAGGTATAACAAGGTTGTTAAAATTTAAAAAATTCTTAAAAGCTATGGAAGAACATAAATGGGATAAAGCAGCAGTTGAGATGTTAGATAGTCGTTGGGCTATACAAGTAGGTCCCAGAGCTATAAGATTGAAAGATAGGGTTTTAAAAGGAGAATAAAATGAAAGGTGTTAAACATTACAAAAAAGACGGTACCCTTCATAAAGGAGGTTCTCATAAAATGCCTAACGGTACTTTACACTCAGGTAAAACTCACGGTAAAAATAGTGTAAAGCTATTTCACTTTAGTAAATTAAGTACAACAGCTAAGAAAAAAGCTAGAAAAAAAGTTTAAAACATAGGAGAAAAAATGCCAGCAAAAAAGAAAACACATAAAACTAAAGACGGTAGAACTGCTAGAAAAGGTCTTTATTACAATATAAACAAAAAACGCAAGGAAGGAAAAAAGATGCGTAAAAAAGGAGCTAAAGGGGCTCCTACCGCAGCTGCTTTTAAACGTTCTGCTAAGACAGCTAAAAAACCCAAAAAGAAAGCCTAATGCCTAGGAAAAAAGAAAAATCTATAAGACGAACCACAGGTAAAGGTGGTAATTATAGAAAGACTAAATCAGGGGCGGGAATGACTAAAAAAGGAGTTGCCGCTTATAAAAGAAAAAATCCAGGAAGTAAATTAAAAACAGCAGTTACAGGTAAAGTTAAAAAAGGAAGTAAAGCAGCTAAAAGAAGAAAGTCTTATTGTGCTAGGTCTGCAGGACAAATGAAAAAGTTTCCTAAAGCTGCTAAAGACCCAAACTCAAGATTGCGACAAGCAAGAAAAAGGTGGAAGTGCTAATGTATGAGTATAGTTGTAAAGTTGATAGAGTCGTTGATGGAGATACTATTGATGTTGTATTAAATCTTGGATTTGATATTATGTTTAAGTCTCGTGTTCGTCTATACGGTATTGATACTCCTGAGTCACGTACTCGTGACTTAGATGAAAAAGCTAGAGGGAAAATGGCTTCGGCTTTTTTAAAAGAAGCTGTAGAAAACGGCTCTAAAGTTATTATTCAAACTAAACTAAAAGACTCCAGAGGTAAGTATGGTAGAGTTTTAGGGAACGTTGTTGTAGATGGTTTAAATATAAACGAAGCTATGATAAAGAAGTTTTTAGCAGTAGCTTATTTTGGTCAATCTAAAGATGATGTTGAAGCAGAACATTTAATTAATAGAGAAAAACTAATTGAACTCGGTAAGTTTGAACCAGTAATCTGATGGATTCGGTAGTTACTTTAATTAATGAAGTTGGCTTTCCTATAGCAGCAGCAATCGGTTTAGGTTTATTTATTTGGAAACTTATTAATAAAATTATAGACGGAATGGAAACTAAAGTAGATGTACTTGATGAAAAAGTATCAGCACAAATAGCTCAAATAGAAGAAAGGTTGGGTCAGAAATTAGATTCACAACATGGTATTTTAGTAGCTTTAATAGATAGAGTTAGGTCTGTAGATAATGAAATTATCAGACAAGACACTTTATTAAAAACTATACTTGGAGTACCTCAACTTATGAATACAGATAGAATAGCAAAGGCGGACCGCAATGACCAACGTAAAGACTAAAAAAATTTTTACAACAGAGTTTAAAGTAAACAATAAAGTTTTTAATGGACCTATGATTTATGCTGAAACTTTAGAAGAAGCCGAATGGGAAGCTGATATGATTGGTTTAATTGTAGTAGGTATTTTAGATATTAATATCGAAGAAGATGTTGAAGAAAGAGTTATACATTAGAGGGTTTATAATGGCTAAAAAGAAATTAACAACACAAGAAGCAATAGAAGAAGAACTAGAAAAGACTAGAATAGCATGGTTTGTTATCGCTGTAGGTTTAGCTTTAGTTATAGGCATATTTGTACAAAACCTTAAAGCTGACCAAATAGTTCATAAATTTAAATCCCCTAGCTTTAACGGTATAGGAACATCATCTCATTACCTTACAATTGAGAACCAAGAGTTTAGTCGTAAGTTAACTATTAAAGAAGAAATAAAAGCTTTACAAGATGAAATAGAACGAGAAAAAGAAAACAGTACATTAGCTAGATTCATGAGGAACTTAGAATCACGAGTCTATGCCGAACTATCCAGACAGTTGGTAAACAACCTGTTTGGAGAAACACCCTCGTCTTCAGGTACAATAACTCTAGAAGGTAACACTATTGAATATACTAGTGATGGTGTTACATTAACTCTAAAGATAACGGAAGCAGATGGCACAGTTACAGAAATCACAATACCTATTGGTACTTTTACTTTCTAGTTGTTCTATACTTGACCAACGAGAAGATACATACGAACAAAGGTTTAAAAAACACGACGTAGTATCTATTCAAGATTTACAGTCTAAACAATTAAAGAACGCAGCAGTACCTACCGTTAGTCCTGTTGTTGCTGTATACCCAACATCTTTTACAGACCAAACAGGACAAAGAAAAAGTAATAGCGAGTTTGCTTTATTCAGTAGTGTTATAACCCAACAACCGAATGCATTGCTTATACGAGCTTTAAAACATGCAGGTAATGGAAAGTTCTTTAGAGTTGTAGAAAGGGTTGGTCTTGACAATCTTACAAAAGAACGTCAGCTTATCAGGTCAGCTAGAGAAAAATTTGCAACAGAGGAAGAAAAGAAAAAACAATTAGCACCATTATTATTTGCTGGTATTTTAATAGAAGGTGCTGTTATATCTTATGAAGCTAACCTAGAATCTGGAGGTATAGGAGCTAGGTATCTTGGTATCGGTAGTAGCGTACAGTATAGAGAAGATAATATAACAGTTTCTTTAAGAATGGTTTCTGTAGCTACGGGTGAGGTATTGTTAGAAGTGCTGAGTCAAAAAACTATATTTAGTTACGGTAAATCTGAAGACGTGTTTAGGTTTATTGAGGCTAATACAGAGTTAGTAGAAATAGAGTTAGGCAACGCTAGAAACGAGTCATCGACTATAGCACTAATGAAGGCTATAGAAGGTGGTGTCTTAGAAATAGTTAATCTAGGATATGATAAAGGTTACTGGGTTTTACAAAAACAAGAAAACAAGGTAGAATGAGATTATGATGATGAACAGGTACATACAGTTATTGCTATGTCTTGCTTTATTTCCGTTATACGCAGCGGACAACGAGATATATGTTGACCAGTCAGGTGCTGGAGCTAACATAGATTTAGAACAACTAGGCATATCAAATATTATAGGTGGTTTAAATTCTACTCCAGGGTCTTTAACTGCATTTGATTTAGACGGCACTACTATGACACTCGATATTAATATGATTGGTGCAACTAATAAATTTTTAGGTGATATATACGCTGACACTTTTACAGGTTTATATAATTTTACGGGCGGTACTAATTCTTTTACTATACAAGTAGACCCAACTAATACTTATAGCTCAGATGGTACTGACCAAAACGTAGCAGTTACAGGCAGTAGCAATACATTTACTTTAAATCAAGGTACTACCGCAATAGCAGCTTCTCTTAATCTTGACTGGATTATTCAAGGTTCTAATAACACAGTTACATCAAATATTAATATAGATGGAGCAACCAATTACATGGATATAGATGGTTCTGATAATACAGTAAATTATACAGGTACTGGTGTTAATGCTTCAGCAGGTGGATATTTTTGGTTAGACCATACAGGCGGACAAAGAACATTTAATATTCAACAACTGAGTACACAAGATAATGACTGGCTTAAAATTATATCAATTGGCGGCAATGCTTCTTCTACTGTGTGCGTCATTCAAAACGACCAAGGTACAAGCACAAGCTGCTGATATTGGAGATATATCTGAACTAAATGGTTCAGCTCAAATAGTAAGAGATAAACCTTACGAAGCAAATTTAAAATTCTCTATTCAAAGTAATGATGAAGCTATAACTACTAATGGCAGAATGGCTATTAGATTTCTTGATGACTCTGTAGTAAAATTAACCGAACACTCACAACTACTTATAGATGAATACATTTACGACCCTGACCCAAGCAAATCTAAAATGGCTCTTACCTTTGGTCTTGGGACAGCACGGTTTATTACTGGCAATCTAAACCGTATAGATAAACAAAATATAGAACTTAGAACTCCTACAGCGAATATAGCAATTCGTGGAACTGATTTTACAGCAACAGTTGACGAGTTAGGACGTTCACTTATTATTCTTTTGCCTGATGCTTTTGGTTTATCTAGTGGTGAGATAGAAGTAGTTACAGCTATGGGAACCGTTTTATTAAATAAACCTTATGAAGCAACTACAGTAAGCGTATTTGAATCAGCACCTAGCAAACCTGTAATATTAGATTTAACTTTAGATATGATTGATAATATGTTAATTGTTACGCCACCGAAAGAAGAAGTAATAATACAAGAAGAAGTAACAACTAAAAAAGCTAACATACTAGATTTTAATGATTTAGATATAGATTATTTAGCTGAAGATTTTTTATCAGGTGACGATTTAGAGTTTACAGAATTAGATATAAATTACCTTGATGTAAATTATTTAGAAGACTTGCTTAATGTATTAGATGCACTAGCTATAGCAGAAGAAGAAGATGCCCTCGCCCAAGCTACTAGTACACAAATAACAGGCACACTATTAGGTAAAGACCCCGATACACAAATAACAGCTTTAATAACAGGAAACGTTATTAGTCTAAGAAGACAGGTTAATGAAAGTGTTCGTGTTGATTTAAACGGTAGTGAAGCTTATACTGTTATTTTGATACAAGATGGTGTTTCTAATATAATTAAAGTTAACGGAGGAAGTGATAGTATTATTACTATTACTCAAAGTGATTAATGAAAAAATTAATAATATTAGTATTACCTTTATTAGTATTACCTTTATTATTTCAATCAACGCCTACAGAAATAATTAAATTAAAAACATTCGATACTTTTGTAAAACAACAAAAGCCTTCTAGTAACTTTGTTATCCTTAATATAACAGAAGAAGACGTTGAACGTGAAGGAGGGTATCCGTTACCTAGAAAAAGATTAGCTGATATACAACTTGATATATTAGGCAAAGGAGCTTTAGGTGTTGGTTGGGTAATTAGTTTTCCACAACCCGATAGACTTATGGGGGATGAAGAATTTGCTAGGTCTTTAGGTTATGCTCCTAGTGTATTAGCTATGTTTGAAACTAATAGCGGAGAGTATCCTAAAACTACAGGAACTGTTATAAAAGGTAATGATGTTGGTGGTATACTTACTAAGGGAGTCAAGGAAAATTTCTACACCTACGAAAATATATTACAAGGAATCGCCAGTGCTCCCACCGAAGTAGACCAATTAGTTAGACGTGTTCCTTTACTGTTAAGAACTCCTGAAGGTTGGGTAGCTTCTTTCGGTACGCAAATATATAAAGCATTGTTCGGTGTTAAAACTTACATTATTACTACTAACGATAACGGTATACAAGAAATAGCTATACGCGGTATCCCTCCTGTTAAAACAGATAGTCTTGGTCGTAAATGGATATCATGGGTAGATACACCAGAAACAGATTTACAAGAAATGGAAGTCAACGGTAAGTTTGTATTTGTAGGTGTTACTGCTAACGGAGTCATGCCGCAAATTGCTACACCTGTAGGATTACTTGAACCTCATAAAATACAAGCAGCACTAGCCGAGTCAATACTTATACAAGATAGTCCGTATATACCAGATTATGCTTTAGCTTTAGAACTTCTTATTTTTATAGCGTCTGTAGGGCTCGTATGGGTTTTTATAAGTTATTTAGGTATAACGTGGGGGTTAGGTTTAGCTTTACTTACGTCGGCTTTAACGGCTTCCTACGGTTATTACACAATAACTACAGGTGTTTTAATAGATGTTACTTGGTCTTTAATTTCTCAGTTTATTACAGGAGCTATAGCTTTCTATTTAAGGTTTAGAGAACAATATAAATTAAGACAACAAATTAAGAAACAATTCGAACATTATCTTGACCCTAGACAAGTTAAACAATTACAAAAGAATCCAAATTTATTAAAACTAGGTGGTGAAAAAAGAAGATGTACTTTTTTATTCACAGACGTCAGAGGGTTTACAGCATTATCTGAAACGTTACCTCCTGAAGAAGTTACCGAAATAATGAATAAAGCATTAACTGTACAAGTAGAGTGTGTACAAAAACGAGGAGGAATGGTTGATAAATTTATCGGTGATGCAATGATGGCTATTTTTAATGCTCCTATGGATTTACAACATCACGAACAATTAGCGGTAGAGTGTGCTAAAGAAATACAAGAAAATATAATAAAAGCAGATATTGGGGTAGCTATTGGAGTAGGTGTAAATACAGGAGAAGCTGTTATTGGTAATATGGGAAGCGATACAAGGTTTGATTATTCAGCTATTGGAGACGCAGTAAATACAGCTGCTAGATTAGAATCAGCTACTAAAGAAGCGGGTGTAAATATACTTATTGGTGAAGAAACAGAAAAATATTGCGGTGTTGTTCTTAAACCTTTAAAACCTATGAAAGTAAAAGGTAAAGAAAAAGCTTTAAAAATATATACTTTTTGATATATAATCAATGTATCAGCTATTGTGCTGCAGCTTACGGGGTGAGCTTTAACTCGCAAAACGTTAAGATAACGCAGGAAAACTATGGTTGGAGTAAACAAAAAGATTTATAAGAAAAAAGCACAAAGCCGTTCTGGTTTTGTTATATACACGTCTAAAGGAAA